GCGCCTACTTTGCGGAGACGCTTGTCTCCCGTTCCTCTTGGGCATACGTCGTAATGTAAATGCCAATCCGTTCACCTTGCCCGTTCCGACCGCGCTTTTTCAGCGGTAATACGACGCCGAATTTAGACGTCGACGGGTCATAGGCCAATCCCAAACGCTTCATAGCAATCCTCCATTCTACTGTATTTCGGTCCGATTCAATTACGGGAGTGTACGCGCTGTATCCTTTGCCCGACGTGTTACCGTTTTTAGCGTCCATTCTAATGATAGACGGTCCGGCATACTTTCAAGCTTTTTACTCCCGTCGGCGTTGTCCCTTGCGGGCGCCTGTAACCTCTCTTTCTCCGCGTTAGCGGGTAATGTATGTAACAATGAGCGTATCATATGATTGTTTGTTTGTCAATACCTAATTTAACATACATGCAAATTATTTTTTCCGGCCGGACCGTCACGCGTGTCATCTCTCCGGCCCGCCAGGTGTAAACATTGCCTTAGCCGTAGTGTTAGTATTAGTATAGTGGGTATGGGAAAGATTGAACTGTATACGTATCGGGAGATATGCGAGCTGATGAACGTCTCCATTGACACTGTAAGGGATTGGAGACGTAAGGGCGTATTTCGGATAGCCGGATATAGGCGCGTTCCACATAGGCATCGCAAAGAGGCCGTCGTGACGGGAGACGAGGTAAGACGTATCCTGGCGGCTAAACTCTTGTCTCCCTCTCTCTTCGATCATAACTTCGACTGGCGGAAGGACAAGAGATACATAAGGCATGTCAAGGGTTGAACATAGCCCGTAGGCGCTTGGATAGCCCGCTTCATAGCATACCTGTCTCCCCGCTATTGTGTCGCGAATAGCATCAAGTGAACGTAATAGTTATTATAGGACGTATCAGTTGTCAACATGAGTGTAGCGCCCGCGTCTCAGGCTATCATTTAGATAGAGCATAATGCCGGACACCGGGGGGGAGGGGCTATTCGCACGCACGCAGCGTAAGGGAGTCCTTGACTTCCCTCCATATAGAATACAGTAGCCCTTGACTCCCCTCCGTACAGAATATAGTGGACACTCGACCCTTACAACTATAGCTATATCTATAGTTATAGCTACAGTGTACGTATAGTACTATATATAATGTAGTGTAGTGTCTACGGGCTGTCTCAGACTTGACAAACGCCACGGGCGGGGATATTATTAAAGTCAACATGGGAAAAGGGAGGTGGACGTAGTGGCGACGACAAGGGTGTGGCGGGGGCAATTCAAGCTGGCTCTCGACGAAGCGGCGGTCCGGGCCTACAGCGTGGACCTGGAGCGGATCTCCGACATTGCGCGGCGCTACCGTGTGTCGCGGCAGGCCGTGTGGCGCTTCCTCCAGGATCGCGGCGTGAACACGGGGACCCGGCGAGTGGAAGTGAAATGCAAGATGTGTCATAAGAGTAAGGAGGTGAGCAAACGCAGGGCGCGTATGCAATCCGACTTCTTCTGCACGCACGCGTGCTACGTCAAGTGGATGAGATCGTCTCAGGGTAAGGCGGAGAGGGACAGCCGTAGAGTGGATCGCGAGTATCTTATCCGTCGTCACGATCTGCCCGACACCGCCGAGATAGCGTTTGCCGACGGTGACAGCTCCAATCTCCGTCTGGTCAATCTGCTGATATTCAAGACGCCGCAGGAGAAGGAGAGGTACGAGAGGGGGCTGGTGGTGGACGGCTATCTACCGGCGGCCCGTGTGTGGCTGCGCGTGAAAAAGCCGAGGGAGATGCTTGCCGCATGAAGGCGCGTAAGAACTCGTTCCTGACTGTCCGCCAGCGTAACCGCATCAACGCCTGGATGCGTAAGTACGGGCATTTAAGCGTCGACGAGCTGAAGGAGACGGCGCGTAAGAACGCGTGGCACGGCCTCAATCACACCATGATAGAGGGCGTCGACGAGCGCAACCGCGTGATGAGTTACAAGATTGCTCTTGACTTTAGCGAGCCGCGTGTGGTACAAGAGAATACAAATGACATCCCGGTGTATTCGCCGGAGATGAAAGAGCTGATACGACAGACCGCACGACAGATCGCGGAGAGGATGGTGAGAGGGGCCGGTAACGTGCTGGATCTGAAACCGATGGTGATCGACGTGCCAGCCCACGAAGTCCCGCAACGAAAGGCGGCGAATTTCGCCCCTAAATATATGTCCGACGATTAAGCCAAAGCTGTGTGCGCGACACAGCCTTTTCCACGCTCGGGGGGTAGTCCTGGCCAGGGGACTATCCCCTTTTTCTTTACGGGAGACGGATGCGGGCGCTCACCAACTCTAAAGTCGAACTCCAACCCGAAGACATAGCCAACGTCGACACATGGTTCTGGGCTATGTCCAACCGCATACGTCTCCAGGCCGGTGAGTTCAGCACCGAAGGCCGTGCCTACCAGGCGGAGATCCTCCAATCCACAGCCCGCGTAAGAGTGTACAAGAAGGCCACGCAAGGCGGATGGACGGAAGTAGAGGTCCTCCGCACCCTTCACGGCCTCATCTACGGCCTCTATCCCAAGGGCGTGCTGTACCTGTTCCCTACGGAGACGGACGTGGAGGACTTCTCCCGTACCCGCTTCAACCCCCTTATTAAGGATAACTATCGCGCCATCGGGAAATATCTCAGAGGGACGGATTCGACTGAGATCAAGCGTGTGGGCCGCGCAATCCTATACCTTCGCGGGGCCAAATCCACTCAGAAAGTAGAAGGGTACAAGCGTGAGGCACACCAGCTACGCTCCATCCCCGTAGACAAAGTCGTCTACGACGAGGAGGACCTGATGGACCCCGCTATGGTCTTCCTCGCCCTCCAGCGTATGAGCGACAGCCAGATAAAAGAGGAAGTACATATAGCGAACCCGACTATCCCTGACTTCGGCGTGGATAAGAAGTACTCCGAGTCCAATCAGAAGATATGGGTGATAACGTGTAACAAGTGTAACAGGGACTGTTGTCTCGAACTCGACTTCCCCGAATGCGTCAAATATAATAAGGATGGGAAAGCGTACCGCGCCTGTATCAAATGCGGGGCGGAGCTGAACCCGTCGGAGGGGCAGTGGGTGGCGCGTGTGCCTTCCTCCGAGATTGACGGCTACTGGTGGAGCCAGCTCAACTCCCTCCAGATGGACCCCGGCTACATCCTCAAAGTGTTCGAGAACCCCCCCAACGGCAACATCCAAGAAGTCTACAACTCCATCCTCGGCATGGCCTACATCGCCGCCGAGAACAGGCTAACTCCTAACGACGTGTTCGCCTGCTGCCGCGAACCTCTCCTCGCCTCCCGCGACGACGGCCCGTGCGGCATGGGAGTCGACGTCGGTAAGAATCTGCACGTCGTCGTCGGTAAGCGCATAGACGGCCAGCGCAAGCGTATCGTCTACGTCGGTGAGGTGGGCGACTTCTCGGACATCCAGGACCTCTGCAAACGCTTTAACGTCCGCTCGGTGGCTATCGACGCCTACCCGGAGACGCGCAAGGCCCGCGACCTTCAGCGCTCCCTGAGCGGCGTCCAGGTAACACTGGTCGTCTACATGGACCGTATTCGTACCGGGGAGAAGATAGACGAGGTGAGCGGGATGCTGACCCTGGCCCGTACGGAGATATGTGACACGACCTACCACAACATCACCCGCGGGATGTATCTGCTGCCTCGCCGCAACCCGAAGATCGAAGAGTATGCACAGCAGTTGTCCAACACGGCCAAGGTGCTGGAGGAGGATGAGAGACGAGGGACAAAGGTGTATCGCTATAAGAAGCTGGCGGCGGACCACTATTTCCACGCCACGAACTATTTCGAGCTGGCGTCCCGCGATCTCGCCATCGCCCTGGAGACGCCCGCCCAGATATTTGCGGCGCGTCTCGCCACCGCTCAAACCAGCCGTCCCTATGACGTGTTCGGAGGGATGAGATAATGGACAAGACAGGGTGGAAGTGTCCCATCTGTGAGAAGGGGTTCTTCGTGTATCTCGGGGATGACAAGACCGGGGACTACTACGTCTGTGACACCTGCGGTCGGGTGGAGAAGGGGTAAGCGATGAGTAAGAAGGTGATGAAGGTCGCTACGTTTGGGCTGGGCGGACTGCTGATGAAGAAGGCCGGGTTCTTTGCGGAGCCTGAGAAGCTGACACCTCCAGCCGAACCCGATGTCGAGATCCGTGCTGCGGCGGAGGCCGAGTACGAGCGTATGCGTAAGCGCAAGGGGGCGTCGAGCACGAACGTGACCGGCCCTCTCGGCCTGACCACCCAACCCACCACGTTCAAATCCACACTCGGAGGCTGACATGTCGGACGACGCCTTAGTGAAGCGTGTCTACGACGCCTTCACCTCTCTGAAGCAGATACGTCAGCCCTACGAGCACATGGTGGACAATATACTGACGTATGTGTATCATTCACGGCGCAAGATCACGGACGACGCCTCCAACACCGGCGTCAAGACGGGAATCGAGGTGTACGACGGCACGGCCCTCTCTGCCCTCAACCTTGCCCGCGACGGCATTACCGGCTACAGCGCGAGCAAGAGTTTCCGCTGGTTCAACTACACCATCCCCAACCGCATGTCCTTCCCCCGCACCTCCGGCATGAGACAGTGGGCCGGTAAGAGGGTGGACGAGTACCCGCAGGTCAAACTCTGGCTGGAGGACACGGAAGACGCCATGTACGCCGCCTTCCTCCGCT